CCTGTCGGAACAAAGAGGTTGCTGAGATTGTCTTGAAGGCTACTAAGGAGGCCATGACTAATGTGCAGCACATGTTTGGATTCAGAACACAACTTGATGTTGAAGGAAAGATTGGAGCGAATTGGTATGAATGCCATTGATAATAAGGGTAACGCTAAGGTTACGTTCTACTACGATACTCGTGATGGTTCCTACAGTGAGGGACTTAAGGTAATCATTAATGGGCAGGTAGTTCTCAACAACAAACCTAGTATGTACAAAGGGTATGCCCTTGAGGAGTGTGTACTTAATCTCCTCTATGCTCTTGGTTATGATGTTGATGAAGTAAAGAATGTTGAACTGGATGAGGTGAACTAATATGTATAAATACATTGAATTGCTTAGCTGTCTCTCTATGTCACCTAAAGAACTTCAAAGTGACTATGTTAGATATAATGCAAAGCTGATTGCTGAAGCTGCATCACGTGGCCATATTACTTGTATTGTCTTTGGTGTTCCTACAAATAAATGGTTCATCACAAACAAGGGACGTAAGTTCTTGGAGGAGTTCAATGAAATTTGATACATGTCTTATTGATGGAGACATGTTAGCCTATGTAGCATCCACTAGTGTACAGAAGGAAATAGATTGGGGTGATGGTCTATGGACACTTCATGCATACCTAGAGGATGCTCAGGCTGCATTTACTGCGTCTATTAATTATATTATTAGCAGTCTAAAGAATAAGCATAATCTTGACATAACGAATAGCAAAAAGATCTATTGCTTCAGTGACAACCATTTATTTAGAAAGGATATAAATCCTAATTATAAAAGTAATAGATCTAATACAAGAAAACCTGTATGCTACAAAGCACTAGTTGAATGGATTAAACATAACTATGATTGCATGACTATTAGTTCATGTGAAGCAGATGATTGCATATCGTCCAACATGAATGAGCATAGTATCATCATTAGTGGAGACAAAGATTTTAATACTGTTGAAGGATATTTTTATGACTTCAAGAGAGACATTCTCCACTATACGACTGAGCAAGAAGCTATGTATAATACCTTTGTACAAGCTCTTGCAGGGGATAGAATTGATGGATACTTTGGTTGTCCTAAGATTGGCATAGTAACTGCAAAAAAGATTCTAGATAAAGTAGACAACAAGACATTTGATGGCTACTGGGATGCAGCTAAGAAACAGTTCGAGAAAGCAGGGTTGACCGAAAGGGATCTATTGGTTAACTACAGGATGGCCCACCTGTTGACCAATAAGGAAGTCCATGATGGAGTGTCTAATAATTAATCCCATATATAATATACAGAGTGTCCTAATAATATTTCCCATAGAATAGGATAAAGAAGAGTTTAGATCATACTATAGGGTATTACTTCTAGTCCTCCCCCTTAGTAGTACATATAGTATGATCTTTTATTTATTACCTTATAAAAAGATATATACATACTATTATTATGACTGATATTGAAATTAATAATCTAGCTACTGAAGACTATAAGGAAAGTGTTAAGAGTAGTGATGAGGATGATATTAAAGAGTTTGATCCTTATAAAGACTTTCCTAAGTGTTCCAAGACTTACCTAAAGAGACTAAAGGAAGTCTTTGACATTCGTAAGATGATTCGTTATTCGTCTACAACTAAGGATTACCTTCAGGGTGTTCAGGATGTTCTAGACTTTATTGAGCTGCAGAACAACAAGAGATAAAACTACATTTAGAAAGGTGAACCAAAATCGGAAGCTTATTTAAAACCCCTAAAGCACCTGAAGTTAAAGTACAGGCTCCTGCAGTAGATAATCCTACTCCTGAACCTGCTGAAGTAGAACTAGGTGCTCAGGATACAGATGAAGAAAAAGCTAGACGAGGCAAGAAAGGTCTACGTATAGATCGAAATACTTCTGTCGGTACCACTAGATCCATTAGATCTGGTGCAAACCTTGTCTAATATAATAATTAACATAGTATGTAATATTATCCGATACAAATGAAAAACAATATCAGAGAATTTAAGAATGAAGAAGAGCTGATGTCTTGTCTTGACATTGTTGTCAATTCAATCATTAAGAATGCAAAGAACATTAATGTAATTAAGAACATTAATCCTAATCATTGCAAGACGTTGTGCAAGATGATCTTTAATAAACAAATTGAAGATTATTATCTTTATTGTTTTGCTAACAAAGAAACTGATGAGCCTGTAGGCGCATGTCTTCTTTCTTGCGGGTCTCCTTGGTATGCCCCTGACTTGCTTATTCTTAATGAAGAGTTCATTGTTTCATTTAAGAAAGGAGCTGGTGTAGCTAGAGATCTTGCAGAGTTCCTAAAAGGTGAACTAAAGAAAGGCAAGGTAGACTTCATTCAAACAGGGAGTGTTAATGATTGGTGTAGTAAGATGTTGTACAATACTTACACTAAAGCAGGGTTTCATTTGTACAATAATTATTACATGAGTAAAGAAGATTTAATAGAATAATTAATTATGGGTTCTGTAAAGAAAGCTATTAAGAAGATCACAAAGATTTCTACAGGTGGTCTTATAGGTGGTGGAGACAATAAGGGTCAGGCTGCACAAGAACAGGTTACTCCGGCGCCTGAGATTGGTACTAACACTGAGACTACTGAGGTTGATACGTCCGATCAGGAAACCTCTGGTACTGCTACAAAGAAGAGACGCAGACGAGGCAAGAGTTCTCTAAGAATTGATACGGGTGTTAACTCTTCTGGTGGTCGTGGACTGAATATTACGTAAGAGGGTTCTTGTATGGCTACACAAAACTATGTTCCCACAGAGGGAGCTAAGGTAGTCTATGACAGACTCTCACAGGGTAGAGACAACTACACACAAAGAGCTGAGAAGTGTGCTACTTATACGATACCTCAGCTATTCCCAAAGGAATCTGATGATGGTGGGACGAGCTATGAGACACCTTACAATTCTGTAGGTGCCAGAGGCTTGAATAATCTAGCATCAAAACTTCTGTTGTCGTTGCTACCTCCCGGGCAGCCCTTCTTCAGACTAGGGCTAGATCAGGAGTCCACTCAGAAACTAAATGAATCTGGTGATGACCAACTGAAAGATACTGTTGAGTATGGCTTGTCTATGATGGAGCAGAGCATCATGAAGTACATGGAGGCTCAGTCCCTTAGACCTACTCTCTTTGAGTGCATCAAGCAGTTGATTATTGCAGGTAATGCTTTGTTGTTCCTGCCTCCTAAAGAAGGTGGTGTCAAATGTTATACCCTCAGAGATTATGTTGTAGAGAGGGATGGGACTGGTAATGTCCTTCAGTTGGTTGCACGAGATGTCCTAGCTAGAGGTTCCCTGCCGGAAGAGCTTAAGTCTCTTATACCTGACACAGGTGATCAATCGATCAATCAGAAGGTTGAAGTATATACCCATGTCTATAGAGAGTCCCCTAATTCTTGGGGTTCCTATCAGGAGATTGAGGGTCAGGTAGTAAATGGCTCTGAGCAGCACTACCCCCTAGATAAGTCTCCTTGGATTCCTGTGAGATTCTGTAAGAAGGACAATGAGAACTATGGTAGATCTTTTGTTGAAGATTACCTAGGTGACCTTATCTCCCTAGAGAACCTTAGTAAGTCCATTGTGGACATGTCCATGATTAGCGCTAAGGTTATGTTCCTAGTGTCTCCTTCTTGCCAGACAAACATACGTGCTCTCTCTAAGGCAGAGAATGGTGCCTTTGTCAGAGGCAGACAGGAGGATATTGTTCCCATGCAGTTGAACAAGGCAGGGGACATGCAGACTGTCTTTACCACAGCTCAGCAGATAGAATCTCGACTCTCCTATGCGTTCCTGTTGAATAGTGCCGTACAAAGACAAAATGACAGAGTTACGGCAGAAGAGATTCGATACGTTGCAGGTGAACTTGAAGATACCCTAGGTGGTGTCTACTCTCTCCTATCGCAGGAGCTGCAGATACCTCTTGTCTCTTGTGTGATGAATCAGATGGCATCACTGAGCTTGCTCCCTGTAATTGATGAGAGCATAGCTACCATTGAGCCTACTATTGTTACTGGCATGGATGCTTTGGGTAGAGGTCATGACTTGTCTAACCTTACTCAGGCTATTGGTCTTATTGCACAGCTTGGTGAGCAGGCATTCAGTACCATCAATATGAACAATCTTATCTTGAGAATCTTTACTAGTTCTCAGATTGATGCTACTGGTCTTGTTAAGACACCTGAGCAGATTCAGGAAGAACAACAGGCTATGATGGAGCAGTATGCACAGCAGGCTGGTGTTGATGCACAGGCACAGATGGCTGTAGACAACAACAACAATCAGCAGCAACAGTAACAATAACAACAATTAACTATAGAGGAAACAATAAGTGGAGTTGGATAATCCTACTTCTGTTCAGGAAACTGAAGTCATGATTTCGGACAACATGCAGATTCAGTTGGACGGTGGTGATGACAGTAATTCTATCCTGAATACAGAGACAACTAATGATAACCCCGAAGAAAATAATGACACATCTAGCACTACTGGGGTTAATCAAAGTAATACTGAAAATAATACTGGCAATACTGATGGTATTTCAAACATTCAGACAGAAGTAGACAAGAATGAAAAGGTTCTTGCAGCTGTCAAGAATGATCTTAAGGCTAAGGGTGTTGATCTTAATAAGGCCATTAAGGAATACAACAGTACTGGTGCTCTGTCTTCTCAGACCATTGCTGACCTCATGAATGCGGGGTATCCTTCTGAGGTCATTGAGGGGTTCATTGCTTCACGACAGACGCTGGAAGAGAAGTTTACCAATGAGGTATATAAGCTTGCCGGTGGCGAGAAGGAATACCAGAAGCTTACACAGTGGGCATCTGCTAATCTACCTAAGAAGGTTGTAGACACCTTTAATAAAGCTATTGATAACAATAACCTTGAAGCACTATCGCTGATGCTTGAAGGTATTAAATCTAAATATACAGCGACCTATGGCACTCGTAATCCTAGCATCATTGGTAATGCTTCGAGTGCAGCTCCTAAAGCTAATGGCTTCACTAGTAAAGAAGAAGTCATTAAGGCTTTCTCTGATCCTAGATATGGTCGAGATCCGCAATATATGCGAGAGATGGAGCTTAAGATGTTTAATACAGCACTTTAATTATAAACTAATAATAACATACATACACTAAAATAAATAAATATTATGGCAGCACTTACAGCTAATTCTATTTCTAACCCCGGCCAAAACCTATCGGCTGGTGATCGTGACGCTCTATTCATGAAGATGTTCTCGGGTGAAGTCCTGACGGCCTTTGCTCGTACTTCGGTCATGATGGGCCGACATGTTGTTCGTACTATCCCGCACGGCCGAAGTGCCGCGTTCCCTGTGATGGGGCGTACACACGCTAAGTATCTAGCACCCGGCAATAACCTTGATGACCAGCGTAAGAAGATGGAGAATACCGAAAAGGTTATCGCCATTGATGGTCTTCTTACGGCTGACTGCCTTATCACGGATATTGATGATGCGATGAATCATTATGATGTCCGCACGGAATACTCTAGACAGCTTGGCGAAGCTCTTGCTCAGGCTGCTGACTGTGCCATTATCAATGAACTCATGAACATGTGCAAGAAGTCGGCTACGGGTATGCCTGAAAATATTCCTGCCAATACCACACTTGGAAACTCCGGCACTGGTAAGGCTTTTGAGTTTGTTACGGGTCTTGACATCAGTACCTCGGCTGAATTCGGCAATAAGCTCCTTGAAGGTCTTATTGAAGCTCGTGCTAAGTTCACTGACAACTGGGTTCCGCAGGGTGACCGTTATTGCCTTGTGACGCCTGAAGGTTACTCGGCTATCATTCGTGCTCTCATGCCGGATGCTGCGAACTACATGGCTATGTTTGATCCGACCTCGGGTGCCCTGAAGAATGTCTGTGGCTTCGAGATTGTTGAAACACCAAACTTTACTAATGAAGGTGTTGACAGCAAGCACACTCTTGATTCTCAGATTAAGACTGCTGTTCCTGAAGCTGTGGTGTTCCATCGCTCGGCTGTGGGTACTGTGAAGCTCCGTGACCTTGCTATGGAACGTGCTCGTCGTGCTGAATATCAGGCTGACCAGATCATTGCTAAGTACGCGATAAACTAAACCTGTCGCGATAATCTTTTCTAAATAACGGGAAAGCTTAAGCTAACCCGATTGAAGCTATTATAACTCTAAACAGTATAGGATTATACAAATGAGTAATTATAACGAAACTCTAAATAAATATACAGCTGGTTTCATTGATGCTGATGGAACCATTGCTTTTAACTTTAATAAGACTGTAGATGGTTATTTTAGAATTGGACTACAGTTTAATATTTGTCAGATTGACCAAAGAGGCAGAGGGTTTAAACTGCTTGAAGACCTCTGTGTAGCTTATGGTGTAGGCAATGTGCATGACATACCTGATAAGAAACAAAGGGTATGGCGTATAGCTAAGAAGGAAGACTTAGAAAAGTTCTTGCCACACGTAATTAAGCATATGGTCATTAAAGGAAAGCACTTTCAGAGAATGCTAGAAAAGCGAAGAGAGCTTGCAGGTATTAACTTGACACAAGAACAAGTAGATAATCTTAGAATCTTTGCTAAAGAGTCTCGACAAGATACAGGACCTACCAGATACAAGAAGAATGCTAGTCCTGCGTGGCTTGCCGGATATGTAGATGGTGACGGCTATCTTAGGCATTCTGAAAGAGAACATTGGTTAAAGATTCATGTACAAAAATCTGATGTTGTAGCTGTAGAACTTATAAAGAATACTTATGGTGGTAAGATCTACAAAACAACTAAAGATAATATAAAAGAGTTTCGATTAAACTTTGGAGCATCGTTCTACGGAACTGCTAACAAAGTATTAAAGGCAATCATTCCGCATCTAAAACTTAAGAGACATGATGCAGAGATGATCCTTTATTGGCACAAGCAACGACTAAGTGAAAAGAGCACTACGGTGTAAGCGATAGTCTAAGAGACGAAAGTCTTATTGGGGCCACGGTGGTCTCCGTCCTGAAGCTGTGGGTATCTTCGTTAAGACAGCTCAGGCTACGGATTAACATATGATGGATTACCGTATTATTCACGGTAATTCTTATTTCCTAGAACTCAGGAAGTGGGGTAAAGACCTCACTCCTGAGGAAGCTAAGAAGCTAGGGTTGATTAAAGAATTAAAGGATTCTACACCTTCTTCTCCTGCCGACCAAAAGGTTACAAAGGTAACCCGAAGAAAGAAGGTAACTACTAATAACAACAAGTAAACTCTGGGAGAAAATATGATTGTAACACCATCTAATGAATTGGATGCGGTTAATGAAGTCCTCTCCTCAGTGGGTGCAAGTCCTATCTCTACTCTTGAAGATGATCTTGATGTAGACTCCTTGAATGCTCAGAGAATTCTTCATGGAGTATCCAAGGAGATTCAGAGTAGAGGATATGACTTTAATACAGTTAATGATATAACACTCATGCCCGACACTGATAGTGGCCTAGTACCGTGTCCTAATAGTTATCTTAGATTCTTTAGTGACGGTATGAAGCTTATCAGAAGGTCGGGCTATTTTTTCGACATAGAGAGTCAGACCAATGAGTTTCCTGAAGGCTTGACTGTAGGTGAGCTTGTTAAGGAACTTGATTTTGATGCTCTGCCGGATGTCTTTAGAAAATACATTGCTGTTAGAGCTTGCAGAATATTTCAGATGAGATACCTCACTTCTCAGGAAATAGATCAGCACCTTATGACTGAGGAGTCTAGTGCATATGCAGATATTATAGATTATGATCTTATGCAGGGCAACTATAATATCTACAATGATGACCAGACAATATCTCAGAATATTCAGAGGAGCTAAACATGCCACTGGTTTCACAAAGCATATCTTCATTCAAAGGTGGTGTGTCTCAGCAGCCTGATATTGTTAGATTTGCAGATCAGGTACAAGAACAAATAAATGGGTTCTCTAGTGAAGTTGAAGGTCTACAGAAGAGACCCCCTACGATTCATGTAGCTAGACTGGGCGACCAAGTTAATCCTAAGACTCTTAAGTATCATGTCATTAATAGAGATGATACAGAGCAATACATTATGGAGATGGGTAATGGCTCTATAAGAGTGTGGGATCTACAGGGTAACCCTAAGACAGTGAACATTAAGGAGGATGCTAGTTACATTACATCTAGTAATCCTCAGAAAGACTTTAGAGCTGTAACTGTAGCTGACTATACATTTATTCTTAATAGAACAGTCTCTACTAAGATGACTAGTGATAAGTCATCTAAGTCTGGTACAGACAAGGCACTTATATACATTAAGAATGCCAACTATGCTAAGTCTTATGCCATATTTATTAATGGTACTTTCTACTGTGGGATGATTACCCCTGACGGTGGTGAAGCTAAGCAGGCAGTTCAGGTTACTACGTCCTTCATTGCTAATAGACTAGCTGAGTTGTTTGAGGGTAACTATACAAACACAGGTCAGCCTTCATGGACTACTTATAATGAATTGCTGCAGAACCTAGGTGGTAGAGCTACTGCGGGTTACTCTCGTAATCCTAGTGCAAGCTTTAGTTCCTATAGTGCCTCTGTGTCTGGTGACTCAACAATTGTCATTACATCATCTAAAAACTATAACATGCCGGACGTAGACTTTAGAGATGGTATGGGCAACACTAATGCCTATGCCATTAAGGGTGCTGTGAATTCTACATCTAAACTGCCTCCTACGGCTCCTGATGGTTATTCTGTGAAAGTTCAGGGTGAAACTAATGAAGATGAAGATGACTATTGGGTTAGATACAACTCATCTACCAATACATGGCAGGAATCCGTAGCTCCTGATATTGAGTACAAGATTAATGCATCTACAATGCCACATGCTCTTATTAGACAAGCAGATGGCACATTTACTTTTGAGAAACTAACGTGGGCTGATAGAGAAGTAGGTGATGACGATACTAATCCTGTGCCATCCTTTATTGACAGAACAATTAATGATATATTCTTTTATAGAAACAGGTTGGGTGTAATCAGTGATGAGAACATTATTTTGTCAGGGTCATCCGACTTCTTTAACTACTGGTATAAATCGGCCGCAAGCATTGCTGATACTGACCCTATTGATGTTGCTGTAAGTTCCAATAAGGTTGCAATTCTTACAAATGCTATTCCTTATGCTAAGGAACTTATGCTGTTCTCTAGAGAAGGGCAGTTTGTCCTATCTGCAGATGGTGTCTTGACTCCTAAGAGTGTCAAGGTTGACCAAATCACAGCATTTAATTACACAGATAGAGCACAGCCATTGAGTGTAGGTCAGTCTATCTTCTTCATTAATGACAGAGTAGACTATTGCTCATTGATGAGATACTACACCGTACAGGACGTAGCTGACCTAAAGGATGCTGAGGATGTCACTGCACACATACCTACATATATTCCTGTAGGTATCACAAGACTATCTGGTAATACAACAGAGAACTTGATTACTCTTACCTCAGAGACTTATCCTAGTACTGTGTGGGTCTATAAGTATCTCATACAGGATGGAGCATCACTGCAGCAGTCTTGGTCTAAATGGGAGTTCGGGTACCCTGAGAATACTCAGGTCTGTCTGGCCGAATTTGTCAATGCTTATATTTATTTCCTAGTGAATACTGAAGGTGGTCTATTCCTAGAGTACACTCAGCTCACAGGTAATGCAATTGACATGGAGGATGAGCCTTACAGATTGTTCATTGACAGAAAGATAAAATATACTGTTCCGGCAGAAGCTAAGTACAGTGACTTCAATGATGAGACTACTATAAGCATCAAAGATGTCTATGGTACGATACCTCATAAAGACCTGTATTATTTTATAGATACTGATGGTTATGTTACTGAGATTTCTGATTGGGATGGTACTACGGGTAACTTTACTATCAGAGGTGATGTCAGAAACAAAAAATACTTTGTAGGAAGACAATATAAGTTTGAGGTTACTCTATCTCAGCAGAGTATTAAAGCATCTAGTTCTGATGGAGCCACAGTATCTGAAGATGAAGGAAGACTGCAACTGCGGTACTTCTGGGTAAACTATAGTGATTCTGGTGTCTTTGATGCTACTGTGTGCAATGACATGAAGAACAAGTGTTATACCTATAGAAACACAGGTAAGACTTTGGGTATCCGAAAGACAAAGCTGGGTGTCAATGAGTTGTACACAGGTAGATTTAAGTTCCCAATACAAGATAAAAATGATGAGGTAGTAATATCATTGTCAAGTGATAATACTACACCGATCAATATTATATCAGGTGGATGGGAAGGATTCTATGTCAGAAGAAATACAAAAGTATAATAGTGATAACGTTATTCATAGTCTTTCTATTGAAGAACAGAATACTCTCAAACAGATTGTCATAGAAGCTGTCAAGAGAACAGATCAGATAGATATACCTGTAGATCAATATATACATGCCGGTGTCTATGTCAGAACAGTAAAGATACCGGCAGGTCTCATAGCTTGTGGAGCTTTCCTTAAGGTTCCCACTAGTATCATAATTAGTGGGAACTGTACTATGAGCATGGGTGACAAGATGGTGAATGTAGATGGCTATAAGGTTCTAAAGGGAGAAGCAGGAAGGAGACAAGTCTTTAGGGCCATAGAAGACACCTACATCACCATGTTCTTTAGGACAGACGCTAAGACTACTGAAGAAGCTGAGATGGAGAGTACAGATGAGTATCGTCTATTAACTAATCACAGAAAGGAATTATTGAACAGTGAGTAGTCTTATAGTTATTGGGGCTGTAGTAGGTGGAGCTTCTGGGTTTGGTGGTTCCCTTTATAGCATCTCAAAACAGAATAGAAATATGATTAAGGCGTTCAAGAAGAACATGGAATATGCTCAATTGAACTATAATCATAATCAAAATGAACTAACAAAACAACAGACTCAGCTATATCATCAGGCGGTCTCTGAGTTGTTCTCTCTGTCTCTCAATGCCTATCAGAACAATGCACAAGTAGAGGCTGCTATGGCTGAGACTGGTTATGAGGGTCGTAACACCAAGAAGATAGGACAGACCCTAGATGCAGTCGTAGGTAGACAGAAGACAGCCATTAAGGATGAGTACGAAAACCAGTACAATCAGATTAGGTCTCAGAAGGACACCCTATACATACAGATGGTTAATTCTGTTGAACAAGCTAGAGACAACCTTAAGTCTCAGCTTATAGGTGGCACTCAGGCTTTCATGCAGACCCTTAATGCTACAGTTCAGGGTGCAGCTATGGGTGCCGCTACAGGTGGTGCTTTGGGTGCTCTTGGTGGAGCTGCGGGGGGTGCTGCAGGTGGAGCTTCAGGTGCTGCCGCTGCAGGTGGTGTTGATGCTATCTCAGGTGCCGCTGCAGGAGCTGGGGCAGGCACAGCTACCTCTGGTCTGACTATTACTCCTGTAGCCGCCTCTAGTGCAACCACAGTTGCTAGTACAGGAAGTGGAGCCACAAGTATCTGGGGTTCTATGGGTTCAGCCTTTGGTAAAGGCATGCAGATTTATAATGTTTGGAGTCCTCTATTGAATGCTTCTAATTCTATGAATAGAGGATATAGATATGGAGGTTATTTCTACTAATGCCTAATGAAGATAATACAGGTGGGTTTAGCAGACAGTTCGGGGAGTGGAGATACTTTAACTCTGCCCTAGAGAAACTTGGTGGATATAGACCCTCAATGCTCAGCCTGAATGTACCAAGTAAGTTCAGAGATGATAAAGAACTTAACTGGATGACAGTGTTGGGTGAGAGCTTTAAGTTGACTCTTGGTGGACTTGAAGCTAGACAGAAGTATGTTAATAAACAGGTTGACTCTTGGTTGCGGTCTCATTCACTAGAGGAATATAAGCAGGCTGTCGTAAATAATAACCTACCATTCCAAGATGACCCCTTGGCTATGAATAGACTGAAGTATGATCATGGTAAGATTGCATTTCAGTTGGCCGAGAGAGACTTTCAGAATAGAGTAGATAGGAACGAGTTTGTGGGCATGGCACCTGAACAAGTGGATGCTGAACACTTCAACCATGTCCGTGGTGTCCTTAAGGAACTTAATGGTACTTTTCCGTGGGCTACTGAAGATGACTACTGGTTTAAGAAGGGTTTCTATGAAGATTCTGAAGGTGGTCGCATAAAGGTACTTGTCAGTCAGCAGAAGGTAGCTAATGACTGGAATGTTCAGGAAGGTATCATGCAGGACTCAGCTCTTATTAATGCTGTGTCTAGTGACCTTAAGTCTGATCCGCTGGCTATAGTAGCTACAGTCAAGGATGTCTTTGCTAATCCCAAGGTTGCTCACTATAGTCCTGAACAAAAGCAGGCTTTGATTAAGAATGTCCTCCCCAATATCACTAAGAGACCTGATGGAGGTAAGATCCTAGATGATCTTGCAGACCTGAAGGTATTCGATGGTAGTGACCTGACACTAAAGGATGTTGTAGGTGACGTTGAGTGGTATAAGGCACACGTAGAATCAGACAAGAATGCTTGGATAATGGATGCTGATACCTATGCTCAGGACGTTCTCAGCATTGATGACCATATAGCTCAAGGTGATGTTGCTTGGGTAATGAGAGAGCTTGAAGCAGAAGAAGCTACTAGTGGTAATAGGCGTACTGCTAGATATGAGTATCTTCTTCGTGCTGTTGGATCAGCTAAGAGACAAGCAGAGATTCTTAAGAGACGGGCTGAGGCTGATGCTAAGTCTGAGATGGGTAAGTTTGTCAAGGACAGAGATGCTGGATTCTATCTTGACTCTCTAGCTAGTGGTGCTGAAACTAAACCTAACAATATTCTTGACCTAGATCAAACTTCTATTGACAAGAAGTTCTGGGAGAGAGTAGAGAGTGGACAGTACAGTCTATCTGATATTGTTAATATAGCTAAGAATCCTACAGGTAAATACAACCCTGCTAGAGGTTACTTCAGAGCTAGAGCAGAGTCCTGTCTAGCTATCATAGAGGGTCAGGCACAGGCTCTACTTAATAACAAAGCTACTGTCTTGTCTAAGCCTAAGTATCTTGATGATATAGCTTCAGCATTCGCTATGGATTCTGCAGCTGTTGATGAGATGATGGGTGACGTACCGGATTGGCAGAAGGAAACTTTAGTTACTCTCATCAATGCTCAGAGCACAGGTCTTACCTATCAGGACATTATTAGATCAAATGCTAATTACATTACTCTAAACTCTAGCTCAGAAGGTCGTAAGAAGCTGCAGAGAATCAATGAACGCTATGATGCTGAGTTGGATGAGATGGAAGGTAAAGGTGAGATCAAAGGTGATTCCTACAGCAGAAGCTACATTAAGACTAAGGCTCTTGCGTATACCTATAATGGACTTACTAATAGTGATGCGCTAGAGAAAGCTAGGTCAGAGTTTAACAACAATCACTATAACGTTAAGGGTGCCGCAGTTCCCATTAGTTTCTTTAGGGTTACTAACAACACTAACCTAGAGGATGCTCAGGAATTCTTTGAACATGCTGTAGACAACTTTGCTAAAGAGAACAAGGATAGATCCTTTGTTTATGGCCTTATCTGAAGAGTTACGATATTACTGATGCGGATACTGCTGTTCTTGTCAAGAGAATAACCAATAAAGATTTAGCAACATCTTATATGAAGTTTGTTGAGAATAAGGCTAGTGAGACACCCACTACTATTATTCACGACATCCTGAACATGTTTAAGTAAGAGATAATATATGGAAGAAAATCTAGTACAGAATCCTTTCTCTCTGAGGGGTGGCCTTTCTGTTGACCCTGACAGTGCAGTAATAGTCCCTGAAGCTAGGCCACCCCTTCATACAGAGGAGGAGCTTCGGGAGGAAGCTAATGAGGCTGTAGGTTTCATAGGCGGTCTAAAGAATGAATGGGGGACAGTTAAAGCTAGAATGCTACTGGCTCCCTCTCCCTTTGACTTTACTACACAGTATGAACCTACAGCAGAAGAACGTAAGAAAATTCTAGAGACTGTTGACTATAACCTAGACAGATATAAATCCATTGTCAGAGGAGCTAACTCTAAGGAAGACATGGAGTCTCGTATAGGTATCGTCAAAGAAGTACAGGAGTATCGAAGACAGCAGTCAATGGCTTCTATAGCTGACAACCTAGCCTCTGGTGTCGGTGGTATGTTTGGTGATCCCACAAGTTACATACCGTTTGCTGGTGGTGCTAGTATGGCAGGTCGTCTAAGTCTAGCTGCTGGTTCTGCTGTATTTAGTGGGTTTGCCAATGAGTATGTCTCAGGTGACGAGAATGACCCCGTAGACAACCTAGCGAATGCTGTGATGCTTGGGGGTACTGTTGAAGGATTCTCTAGAGTCAGAGGAAAGATGTCTGGTGCTGGCCGAATTGTGGGTGATGCTGGCAGACGTGCTATGAAGACAGCTAAGGATATAGCCAATGACACTGTGCAGGACTTTAAGTATCTTAAGGGTATCCGTGGTACAGTAGGTGCTATTAATGGTCTCAGAGAGAACCTAGAGAAACATCTGCCTTCAGCTACTATTGCTGGAGTCTTTCAGAAAGCTAAAAGCATTGAGATTAAAGATATAGCCAATAAGTTCTTTAAGACTGAAGAAGGTATCAGAGATCCTAATACAGGTATCTTCAAGCAATTCAACAATGAGAAGGGTACCTTTACAGCTGAAGAGTATAAGGACTTCTATTTCAATGATGGCTACAGATTCTTTAATGAAGTAGCTGATGGCATTAATAAGCTGTCTAAAGAAATCAATATGTCTGTGGAGGAAATAAACCATAGACTTAGAAGAAAGCAGGAAGGGTTTTCTACTGACCTAGACAACAATGCAACCTTTAACAATATCTCAAAGATGTTTGAAGGTTTCTATGGTTCTCGTGGAGATAAGCTTAAGGGTGCAGGTATGATTGATGGTAAGGTTACTCCTGAGCTATTCCAATATGAGTCTAGATCATATAGCAGAACTAGAGTAGCTGACTGGCTAAACAGAATGAAGGGTAAAACAAGAGAAGCACAGAAGAAAGCTCTAAAGACAAAGATTACTAAGCTTCTCATGAGAACCCTTAATGACCCTAAGTACAGAGCTTTGTGGGAAGATAAGTACAAAGAGAACCTAAAGTCTCTTGCAACTAAAGCTAACTCAAAGAATGCACCGGTTCCTACTGAGATCAATGAAAAGGACTTCTTGGATTTTGTTCAGAAGGAAGCAGACAGTGATGCTCTAGGTATTGTTGATCAGAGTGTAGGTATACAGAAGGGACTCTATGATGCCCCTGAGAACTTTCAGTTTAACTATAGAAAGACTCGTAATCCTTGGAAGATAACTGAAGAGGATGTTGATGGATTCTCTATTGATAGACTCCTTAGAGATGTCTCAGAGAACATGGATTCATACAATAGAAGAACTTCAGCTGACCTTGGGGTTTATGATTCCTTTGGTATAAACAACTATAAAGACCTAGAGAAACGTATAGATGATGCTATAGAAGCTGAGGTCAAACTAGCTGGTGACACAGCAGGTGCACTGAAGACAAAGAAACAGCAGAGAGATGCTTTCAGAGCCCTCATGAATGCCTACTATGGAAGAAGTGGTATGGACAATGAGGATGTGGCTTCCTTTGGTAATGCTCTGTCTGAAGCCTTGAGAAACTTTACGTTCTTCACTAAGAATGTCTTTATGGGTTTCTTGAATCACTTTGAGACAGCAGAGGCTATTAAGGCATATGGTGCTTCCTTCATGATTAAGTCTATACCTAAGCTTGAAGAGAGACTTAATGACTGGTCTCATGGGGGAATGACTCGTGCTGAGAGAAGAGATGTAATCAACAACCAATTTGGCATGGAGTCTAAGATGAGAGGGATCTGGCGAGAGATAGACAACAGGAACCTAGAGAGATTCAATGGGAACAAATGGCTAGCTCACATGGTCTCGGGTACTGAATGGTTGTCTACTAACTCTCCATTCACTAAGTATCTCAATGCATCCAATGAGTCTATTACAGATTGCGCTAGAGGTATATTTATGGGTGATCTGGTTCGCTTTGCTCATAGTAGGGTAGGAGACAGAAAGTTCTTCACAGAGGATGTCCTAAAGAGACTTAACATTGACAAAGAGGAATTCAATGATCTTCTTGAAGGTATACGAAAAGGGACTAGAGTAACTAAAGACAGACTAGAGTTTACTGATAAGTTCGCTAAGGAAGTTGAAGAGAACATGGATAGATTCATGCTCCTCAGGAGACTTGGTGACTATGTGGCCTCTGAGACTATCCTAAGACCTTCTCTAGGTGACACCTTTATTTGGAGAGGATCTAACAAGTCTCACTTCCTTAATGCCGCTATGCAGTTTAAGTCCTTTGCTCTTAGGTCTTACAGAAAGAGACTTATTAAGATGGGCAATAGACTTGAGGAAGGAGATGCTATAGGACAAGCTCTTACCATGTCTATTTCAGGTGCTCTTGGTCTTATGTCTTATGTTGGACAGACTGCTATGGTTGTCTCCGGTATGAACGAAGAACAACGAAGGTTATACTTTAAGAACACTATAGGTGTTGAAGAACTTGATGATGTTGATGGGGCTACACTAGCCAATGTAGCTATCAATGGTTCTATGCGTTCATCAATACTAGCCTACCCATCTCTATTGGTTAACCTAGCTGGTCTTAAGGTTGGCATTAAGTCTACCTCAGATCAGGGCATAGAAGATAGAGATGAGGCAGGTCAGCTTAACGGTGAAGCTATCCTTAGAAGCATGTTCCCGTCCTATAACACTGTTAAGGGCCTCTATGGTATTCAAGCAGATACAAGAAACCTTATAGATGCTGGATTGCTAAACCCTGATGAATTCCTAGATTCAGACCGAGAGAGATATGCCAAATCCTTTGGTAGAAACCTAAAGGCTATAACTCCTAACATACCCTTGGTACAACAGGGTCTAATTAACATGATTACAGATAACGAAGATTAACATATGGCATCAACCATTATAATTTATGAGGGCGATGGTACTACAGTAGATTTTACAGTACCATTTGATTACCTCAAGAAAACATTTGTAAAGGTCACACTAGACAAAGCCGATCTAAAAGGGGGTGACTACGGCGATACTAGTGTTGACTATTACTTCCTAGATGATACTACAGTCAGACTTAAGACAGCTCCTGCTAGTGGCGCTGAGTTGACTATAAGACGCTATACGTCAGCTACTGATCGTGTCGTTACCTTTAAGGATGCTTCGATCCTGAAGGCTACTGATCTTGATACATCTCAGCTGCAGGCATTTCATATTGCTGAAGAAGCTAGAGACATCATCAATGATGCTCTGGTTAAAGATAGAGATGGCAATTGGGATGCTAAGGGTAATCGTATTGTCAATGTGGGTGATCCCGTTGATGAGAATGATGCGATGACCTATGGTTTCTATCTGAAAGACAAAGAGAATGTTAAAGATCTGGTAGAAGAAGCTGAAGGTTATAGGGATCAGGCTCTACAGTATCGGAATGAAGCTGAGACAATCAAAGGTGATACTCAGACAATTAAGGATGAGACTAACCAGATAAAGACTGAGACTCAGCAAATCAAGACTGAGACTGAAGGTATCAGAGATGCTACTCAGCAGATAAAGGAAGAGACTCAGCAGATCAAGGAGGATGCAGTTGAGGAGACTTCTGATCTTGTAGCTCTAGCTAAAGACTGGGCTATCAAGATGGATGCCAAGGTCAATGGTGAAGACTACTCCTCCAAATACTGGGCTAATGAAGCTAAGAAAATCAAACCCAATCTGGACATTGTAGCTGACAATATTGATGATGTTGTTAATGTCTCCAATAACATGGATGATGTCAACATAATTGCAGGTGACCTAGATGGACAAATCTCAGCATCCATAGGTACAGATATGGGCAGAGTGGGTACTGGGCCTTCTGGTGGTGTAGAGATTACTGGTGGCAACATTAAGACAGTTGCAGACAACATATCTGACGTACAAGCTGTAGGGGATCTTATTGAGAGTGGTAAGGTAGATACTGTCATTAATGCTGTAGCTACTACCAATGAGAATGTCACTAAAGCTAAGCAGTCTGAAGCTAATGCTAAGGTATCTGAGACTAACGCTAAGACCTCAGAAACCAATGCCAAAGCTTCAGAGAACCTAGCTAAGGACTGGGCTATTAAGACTGATGGGCTTGTCAATAATGAGGACTACTCCTCCAAGTATTGGGCACAACAGGCTAAGGCTAGCGCTGACAGTACCTCTGGTTCTGCTGAGGAAATATCACAGGCAGTAGAACAAGGTAAACAGAATATATCTTCTGCTGTGACCAGCGGTATCTCTCAGGTTAATGCAGCAGGTACAACACAGGTGGGTCTTGTAGAGGACGAAGGTGAAGCTCAGGTACAGCTTGTAACTGCTGAAGGTACAAAGCAGAAGGGTGAACTGGAGACTGCTACACAGGAACACATTGGTCAGCTGGGTGAAGAAGGTAAAACACAAGTTAAAGCTGTGACAGATGCCGGTACAGCTCAGATGTCTGTTGTGAATACTGCGGGTACCACACAGACAGGATTGGTTACTAGTGAAGGTACTAAACAGGTAGGTCTTGTTACTGAAGCTGGTACAGCACAGGTAGCTGCAGTTGGATCGGCAGGGACTAAGGCTACTGAAGCAGTTAATACAGCTAAGGACAACGCTGTGGCAGCTGTGAGTGCTGAGGGTACAAATCAGGTAACTCTAGTTCAGCAGGCAGGGTCTACAGCTATGACCACAATCAATAGTTCTGTAGGTCTGGCTAAGGCATGGGCTAGTAAGATGGATGGCCCTGTTGAAGGTGAAGAGTACTCAGCTAAGTATTGGGCCAATCAGGCATCTTTTGGTCAAGTGCAGGCAGACTGGAATCAGACTGTAGATACAGAAGTAGATTACATTAAGAATAAACCTGATCTTTCTGTATATGCTCTTAAGATAGAACTAGGTGATAAGCTTGATACGTCTACAGCTAACTCTACGTTTGCTACTAAGACTGAGTTGACTGAAGGTCTCTCCGGCAAGATGAATACAGCTACAGCCAATAGCACCTTTGCTACTAAGAGTGCATTGACTAGTGGTCTAGCAGGTAAGTCTAACAGTAATCATACACATACGGTGGCTAGTATTACTGACTTCACGTCAAAGGTTAATACATTGATTAATAATTCTAGAACAATAGATTATGGGAGAGTGGGGAATTAATTATGGCAATAACTCTAACAGATAAAGACATAAGCACAAGATATGCTCTACAGAAAGACTTTGATGGTGGGTTTCTAGGTAGAGATAGACAAATAGTCATAAAGACTGATGATCCTAAAGGTTATCGTCCTATCATTATGGACGGTGTTACTAGTGGGGGTAAGAATAAGGTAGCTCTTGTAGAGGATCTTACAGATTACCTTACGAAAACTGAAGGTAGTTCTACGTATGCCACTAAGACTGAATTGCGTTCTAAGTATGCCACTAAGACTGAATTGAGTTCTAAGTTGGATACTAGCACTGCTAATTCTACCTATGCTACTAAGACAGAATTAAGCAAGGGTCTTGGAGCTAAACTAGATACGTCCACAGCTAACTCTACATTTGCTACTAAGACTGAAGTTACTAAGGGTTTGGCTGCTAAACTTGCCTCTGCTACAGCTGCCAGCACCTATGCTACTAAAGCTCAGGTTCCCACAATTACTACAGGTACTGAAGATCTTACTGCTGGTTCTTCTTCTCTTGCTACAGGTGCATACCACTTTGTCTATGAGTAATTACCCTTATTTTTTAGATATTTTCCATACAATAGGAGAGGAGAAAATTTGCTATGTCTAAAGGGGCATACGTAGGTGTAAATAACATTGCTAGAAAAGTTACTAAGATTTACTGTGGTGTTGATAACGTAGCTAGAAAAGTCAAGAAGGGTTATGTAGGTGTTGGGGGTGTAGCTAGGATATTCTTTAGTGGTGAGAAGGAGCTGGAGTACTATGGCACTATAACACCATTACGTGAGGGTAGAAATGGGTTAGCTGCAACTACGGTTGGAAACTATGCTTTGTTTGGTGGTGGTTATAGGAGTAGTCATGGGGGTGATTACCTAGATACTGTAGATTCATATGATTCTAATTTAACTAGAGGTACACTATCACCATTAAGATTGAATAGATTTAGGTTAGCTGCAACTACAGTTGGAAACTATGCTTTGTTTGGGGGTGGCTCTGGTGGTCTGTCTGTAGATACTGTAGACGCATATGCATTAGTATAATAAGTTTAATTAATTATTTACATTATGAAGAAAGTAGAAAAATACACAGGGGAAAAAACATACATGTTCCCCAATGGTCATATTGCAACCAAGGAGAAGGTTCTCGAGCAGTTTCCTGCTGCGCTGACCTTTGTTCACTATGTTGAAACCGATGAAAACGGTGAGGTCATGTGGGCCTTTCAGAACCTTAGTGCCATGCGTACCGTGTACAATATTGACACAGGTCTTTCTGAAGAAGAAGCATTGGCTAAGATTCAGGAAATCATCAACACTGAACCTGAAGATCCCCCGCCGTCTGCAGAGGAACGTATGGCGGCCGCAATGGAATATCAGAACCTTATGTCTATGAGTGATGTTGCTCTTTAATTGGAGACCCTTAAAATGACCTTTGACATAATTAAAAGAAATTATGACCGTGGTCTCTGGAATGAAGCTATGGTCAGAATGGCTGTCCGCAAGGGTGTGATTACTGCGGAACAGTTCAAGGAAATCACAGGTAAGGATTATTAATAGTAGAGGTTAACTATGTATTACAGTGAAATAACTGAAAGAATAGAAAGATGTGCATGGGAACATTTGCATAAACTAAGTCAGGAAGAATATGTAGATCATAGTGACCTCGATAAAATGAAGGATTGGCTTAAGATTGTCTGTATGATTAGAGGTCTTAAGAAAACTGATCCTGAAGTATTTGTAAAGAATAACTCTACTATGGTAGTGGAGAATAAGTAGTCTATTGACTATTGTTGTTTTTGAGTAGGCACAACTAAAAGAACCTACTTTAGAATCTTTCGAAATAACTTATTTATAGTTAAAAAGGAATTTGCAAGCAAAGGTGTTGCTGGTACGGCTCTAGGTCTGGGTATTGCCGGTACAGTTGGTCTAGTGAATCCGCTTTCTGGTGGTAACTGTGGTTGTGGCAATGGTCTACTAGGTGGTCTCTTTGGTGGCAATTGTTGCAACAGAGGTGTAGGTGGCCTTGCTGAAGTTCAGTAGGTCTCTGCATTGCAGGCTGAAAATGGTCAACTGAAGGCTGAAAACTACAGCGATCGTACCTCCTTGGAAGCCTATAAGCAGACTGTGGCTGACAATAAGGAACTTCGTACTGAAATGTACGCCTTCATTAAACCCTTGTCTGACGAAGCGGCTAACAACAGAGTGACTATTGCTAGACTTGAAGAACAGCTCAAGTGCTGCTGTGAAAAGCAGGAACTTAGAGAACAGATCCTTATGGGCAAGATTGGTGAAGTTGCTTCTGCAGCTAACTGTGGTCTTGCAAGAGCCAATGATGAGATTGCTTGCCTGCGTAACACTGTTTGCAGAATTACTCAGACGATTGTTCCTGCTAGTGCTATCTGCCCGCAGCCTATGCCTCAGTACAACTCGTGGACTGCGCCTACAGGTACACCCACACAGGTCAATGTGTCTGGCACTGTAAATACCCGTAGTGCTACTTGCGTTGGATAATTAGAAGATTCTAAGGAGCTGATATGGCTTATATTAGTCTTACGAAACTACAGAATGTCGTACCCGAGTTCATTGATTCTAGACTTATGCCCTCAGCTCCTCCCGCTATGAAGTGGATTCTAGGGGGAGTACATTTATTCTATTGAAGAGAGCAGATGACATCCTGAACCAATACACACCTATGTTGAAAACTATGGGTCTAGTTAACGATAAGAATCAGCTGGACATTGAGTTGACTAAGGGTTTCATTAACTCTGCTTTTGCTAAGAGCGGTAATATCACAATGTTTGGCTTTACCTTTGATAAGAATGATGGTGAAGCTTTGATTGGAATTTTGGATAAGTATAAAGATGAGTGAAACTAATAATAAGATTGAGGAAGGTATTGATTGGGTAAAAGATCAGACACCTAGCAGACAGAGATACTACTTTATGATTGGTGGATTTGTACTAGGTGTTCTTGTGGGCGTCCTTATCTAACTAATACAAACCAAGGAAACAATGATGGTTATTAAGAAAGACGGTACTAAAGAACCTTTTGATATTAATAAAATCTTTGATTGCATCAACAAGGCAGCTGATAGAGTAGGTAGGGTTTTCCCTGAAGAAAAGAAAGAGGGTCTTGAAGATTTCCTTTATGACTACTTCAGTGACTCACCTATCTCTAAGGATGACATTAAGACATCCGATCTTCATCTGGCTGTAATTAAAGGACTCAATGCAGTCAATGAACTGGAGATTGCAGACTCCTACAGAGAATATCGGGACTATAAGGAATCCTATGCTAAGGCATGGGAAGATATTCGTAAATCTGCAGATGATATTATTTACCTTGGTGACCGAGAGAATGCTAACTTCGATAGTTCTCTCTCGTCTACCAAAGGCTCCTTGATTCGTGGAGCTACTACTAAAGCTCTATATAAGCAGTTCTATTTGTCTAAAGAAGAGAAGGAGCTTATTAAGAGAGGCGACATCTACATCCATGACCTAAGAGACATGATTTTGAATAACATCAATTGTTGTCTCTTTGATATTGGCAATGTCCTTAAAGGTGGCTTTGAGATGTCCAATGTTAAATACAGTGAACCTAAGTCTGTCCTTGCAGCACTGCAGGTCATTGGTGACATTACGTTGGTTGCTACAGCTCAGCAGTTTGGTGGATTCACTCTGCCGGAACTTGATAAGGTTCTGCTACCCTATTGCAAGAGAACTTACTATAAGGCTTGGCAGGAATCTTACAGTACCTTCACGAATTCTACACATGCAGAGTGCTGTGAGTATGCTTGGAATAAGCTGAAGGAAGAACTAAGACAGGGCTTTCAGGCTCTAGAACTGAAACTCAATACTGTCCCTTGTTCCCGTGGTGATTTTGCGTTTACTACGATTACCTTTGGTACTTGGGATCTGACGCTTGATGATCTTGATAGAGACATCATGAAGCTGATTGGCAAGACTATCCTTCATACCAGAATGAAGGGTCACGGAGGTACTCCTGTAGTGTTCCCTAAGCTTGTGTTTCTATATGACAAATATAAGATTGAAGAAGATGCAGGCCATAAAGAGTTGTTTGAAGAAGCTATTAAGTGCAGTGCCTCTTGTATGTATCCTGATTATCTTTCACTAACAGGAGATCCTGCAAGAAATGTTGTTGCACAGACCTATCTCAGCTATGGAGTGATTACTAGTCCTATGGGCTGCAGAGCCTATCTGACTCCTTGGGCTGACCCTGAGACTGGCAGGTATGTAGCTACTGGCAGATGCAATATTGGTGCTGTGTCTCTCAATCTCCCTGTTATTATGGAGTACTGCAAGAAGACTTATCATAAGGAATGGAGAGAATACTTCTGGGCTGAGCTATATAAGAGACTTCAGGTTATCCGTAAGTTCTTCAAAAAGCGCTATGATACCATTCGTCACACTAAGGCTTGTACCAATCCTCTTGCATTTACTCAAGGTGGTCTCTATAAGGGTAATCTGAAGCCTGATGATGAGATTGGGGATCTTGTGAATTACATGACCGCATCCTTTGGCATCACTGCACTAAATGAGGCTACACTTTTGTGGTGTGGCAAGACTCTAAGAGAAACACAAAGTTTTGCTAAGGATGTTCTAGAATATATCAATCAGGTGATTGGAAACTTCAAGAAAGTGGATGGATACCTCTATGCTCTATATGGTACCCCTGCAGAATCTCTTTGTCAGACTCAAGCACAGCAGTATGCAGCTTACTGTGGAGATGAAGGTAGTCCATTTGGTGAGTACTTCACTAATAGCTTTCACCTTCATGTAAGCGAGGACATCACTCCTTTTGAGAAACAGAATTATGAGCATGAGATGTTTCATATGGTCAATGGCGGACATATTCAGTATGTCAGAATTGATAATCCTGAGAACATTGAAGCTATTAAAGCTGTAGTTGAACGTGGTATGGATTATGGATTTTATCAAGGTGTTAATTTTGACTCCGCTTATTGCAATCATTGCGGAGGCCATTCTTATAATGTTATGTCTACTTGTCCTTATTGTGGTAGTCACAACCTTACTGTTATCTCCCGTGTTTGCGGTTATCTTGGGTATTCAAATGTCAATGGCAAAACAAGAATGAATGATGGCAAGATGGCTGAGATTAGAGATAGAAAGAGTATGTAACCTATGAACTACATTGGATTTAATACATGTGATATGTCCAATGGTGAGGGCATTAGAGTCTCTATCTTTGTCTCTGGGTGTACCCTTCATTGCAAGGGTTGTTTCAATAAGGAGTCTTGGGATTTCAATGCCGGACTCCCTTATACCTCAGAGACAGAGAATATGATTCTAAAGGCCCTAGAGGATACCCATGTTAAAGGTCTTAGTGTCCTTGGGGGTGAACCATTGGAACCTGCTAATCTTCCTATTGTCACGAAGCTCTGTAAGAGAGTTAAAGATACCTTCGGTGACACTAAAGATATTTGGTTGTGGACTGGACATACTCCTACACAGGTACACGCTAATGCAGGCCCTATTCTTGACTATGTTAATGTCATTATTGCAGGGCCATTTATTGAACATCTAAAAGGAAACTACAAATACTATGGAAGCAGAAATCAGAGGTGCATCTGGCTCCACAGTGTGGGAGCTTCAGAAGAAGCTTAAGGATCTTCTTAAGATTACTCACGATAAAGCTCCTATCCATGACAAAGAGTCTCTAAAGAACCTATACAGGTCTTGGATTACTGAAGAATACAAAGAGTTCATGGCTGAACCTAATGGCACACCTGAAGCCTATAAAGAAGCTATGGATCTACTATGGGTTATCATTCAGTATATGAACTGTGAGAACTTCTCTGTGGGTGCTGGCTTTGATGAACTATTTAGAGAGTACAACTCCAAGCTATACGATGATGATGGCAACTTCATTGCTACCTATAGAGAATCTGATGGTAAGCTATTGAAAGGGAATAACTTCAAGAAAGCGGACTTTAAGAAAATATGGAAACTATACAATACATAATGATGCCTAACTCCAAGGAGTGCAGAGCACAACTACAGACAACTAAGAGTCTTGTAGAAGAGAGAGGGTTTAAATTTGAGATAGTAGATATAGAGATGCTGAGAAAGCACGATGAGATTGCCGGATTGCATCTTCATGGTCTACCTACTGTTCGAAGAGAGGGTCATAAGGATGTCTTCGGAAGATATAGTAAGGAAGATCTGGAAGCTCTACTAGCTGAAGACCTAGATGGATGATATAGAAGATAAGACTGTAGCTAAAGATACCATTCTTGCAGCTACTCCCGCTGTTACTGTGTCTGTAGCTACAGTCTTCGGTGTACCTCTACAAGAGTGGGTGTATGTCGTCACTATCCTTTATACCCTAGTGATGACAGTAAAAACCCTAATGGATATAATTAGAGAAGCTCATAGAGATAATAACAATGAAAAAGAACAAAACATACAAGGAACTGGAGGCTCTACTAAGTAATCTACAAGAAACAATGCTTGAGAACATGCTTAGTGACCTTAATGATCCTGATAAGAGATCCCCTCAGCTATACAACTCCATCATTAAGGAATTGGAACGCAACGGTATCGATTGTGTCCCTAAAGCAGGAGAGGCCGATGAGAATGCCCTTCAGAAGCTCCTAGAGGCCACTACAGCGAGCCTAGAGGGATATGGTGGTATGTCCCTACATGGAGAAGCCTAAATGCTCACCAACAGCGATGTAGAAGCTCTCAAGCCATACTTCACTAACTTCCCCCTATTCTGTAACTTGGTTTGGCACTGTATTGGTCTTCCGCCGCTCACACAAATTCAAGTTGACATAGCTAAGACACTTCAGAACCCCCCTAGTGACAGATTCATTATTGAGGGATTCCGAGGTGTAGCTAAGTCTTTCATTACCTGTGCTTACTGTGTGTGGAGCCTATGGAGAGACCCACAGATCAAGATTATGATTGTCTCAGCCAACAAAGAACGAGCTGATGCCAATGCTTTGTTTGTCAAGAAGATAATCAATACACTGCCATTCCTAGACCACCTGCGAGCTAGAGAGGGTCAGAGAGACACACAGAACCTATTCGATGTAGGCCCTGCTAAACCTGACCATTCTCCTAGTGTTAAGTCTGTAGGTATCAAGGGGCAGCTCACAGGTTCCCGTGCTGATCTGATAATTTCAGACGACGTCGAAGTGCAGAATAACTCTTTCACTCAGATCCTACGAGATCAATTATTCGAATTGGTAAACCTTTTGCCTTTTAGTATCGAAAGATGCTATCAAAACTAGCCTAAACGGGGAAACTCTCAAAGAGACAATCCCGTGCTAAATTTATAGTGAGTGCTTTAGTAACATGAAGAAACTATGGAAACTAAAGTATGTAGTAAATGCAAGGCGGAAAAGCCGTTATCGGAATTTCATAAGCGCATTACTAAAGATGGAAGAAACATAGGTCAACCTATGTGTAAATCCTGTAAAGAGAAAATATCTAAAGAAAGATACAGAAATAATACAGATAAAGTTAAAGAAATAAACAAGCGATGGAGAGATAACAATATAGATAAGATGGAATCAGCTAGGAAAAACTGGATGAAAAGATCTTATAAATATTGTCCATCTTTTTATAGAGCTTGTGATAGATGCAGGAAAGCTGGTGTCTATATAACTGAAGATTTGATAGAATTAGAAAAGATAAGAGAATTCTACAAAAACACACCTGATGGTATGACTGTAGACCACATAATTCCAATAAGTAAAGGTGGAACACATACACTTAAAAACCTGCAATATTTAACATTGTCAGATAACTGTAAGAAATCAAATAAAATAAACTAATAATATAAAGCACTCACTATAATAAATGCCTAACGACTATCCTTTTAGGAGTAGATGCAAGTGCATCGAAATGGCTAGAACCCTATGGGGTTTTGATATAGTCTGAACTACTAGGTGACTAGTAGCAGTCTTAAAGACGGCTGTAGATTAACGACCTACAGTGAACAAATTGAAAAGAATATGACGCTATCATAAAGCCCGGCATGGGCAAGAGAATCATATATCTGGGAACTCCTCAGAATGAGATGTCTCTGTATAACGAGCTGCAGGAGAGAGGCTATAAGTGCATTATCTACCCTGCCAGATACCCCTATGATGACAGCCATAGAGCAACATACGGTGATCGTCTGGCTAAGTTCATAGCAGACAAGTATGAAAGTGACCCTAAGAGATATGCCGGGAAACCTACAGATCCCCTACGATTTAATGAGGAGGATCTGCAGAAGCGAGAGATGTCCTATAGACGAGCCGGGTTCATGCTTCAGTTCATGCTTGATACAACCCTCTCAGACGCTGATAGATACCCTCTACGGCTCAGAGACTTCCTTGTAGGTACTTTCCCATTAGACGAGGCTCCTATGAAGCTTACGTGGCTTCCTGATGCGTCTAGGAGGGTCTCAGTGGACGAGGCTCCCTCTATGGGTCTGAAAGGTGACTACTGGTACTACTACAATACGTCTTCTCCTGAGATAGAAAAGTACTCCTACAAGATGATGTGCATAGACCCTTCCGGCAGAGGTAAGGATGAAACAGGATATGTCGTACTGTATTACCTCAATGGGTATATCTACTTGATGGAGGTAGGTGGCCTTATTGGTGGTTATGCAGATAATGTCCTAGTAAAGCTTGCCAACATAGCCAAGAAGTACAAGGTCAACGAGGTAGTCATTGAAGGAAACTTCGGTAAACAACATTGCCGAAATAAAACCCATTAAATTCGGTGAAACTCCCTCAGGGACAATACCGAGCCAAGCCTAGAAATAGGAAGGTGTAGAGACTAATTGTAAGGCCAAGTGGCCTGAAAAAGTGGGAACAATAGCTATAAGAATAATAATAATATGCACGAATACAAATTTCACATAATATATAAAACAACAAACTTATTAAACGGTAAGATATATGTAGGACTACATTCTACAGATAATCTTAATGATGGATATATGGGCAGTGGCTGGATACTGAAGTACGCTATAAAGAAGTATGGCAGAAAGAACTTTAAAAGAGAAATACTGTTAGTCCTATCTAACAGAGAAGAAGCTAGAGAAGTAGAAGCCTTACTGGTAGATAAAGAATTTATTTCTAGACCATATACCTACAATCTTCAAGAAGGTGGTATGGGTGTAGAAAATCAGTGGGGTGAGAATAATCCAGCATATGGTAAAGTTGCCAATAATGCTAAAAGTGTAATAGCAGAACACCTTGATGGTAGAAAGCTTAAGTTTGATTCTATACAAGATTGTGCAGATACTCTAGGATTTGCTAGAGCCAATATAAGAAACCTCCTCTATAAAGGTATTCGTGGTAGAAGAGGTTGGAAGATTAGCTATTGTTAAGATATAGTCCGATCTACACAGCAATGTGTAGCCCCATGGCATAAGCGTAACGAACTTATGTAAACATAATGGATGGCATGTACACTAAGCTATTTGAACCTGTACTACAGAAGATCTATAAGAATGGTGCCGGGTGTACTGAAGTTAAGTCTAAGGGACAGAAGGAGTTAAGAATTATAGACACACTAGAACCTGTCCTAGGCAGTCATAAGCTTATAACCACACCTGAATGCATACGCAATGACTACGCTACAGTTACTGATGGTGACTATAAGTACTCCTGCTTTTACCAGCTGACTCGCATTACAAGCGACAGAGGTGCACTACTGCATGATGACAGATTGGATGCTCTAGCTATAGGTGTCCAATACCTAGTAGACTTCATGGGTATTAATGCCGATGATGGTATTGTAGAAGTAACTGAACAGTGGCTGGAGGACTCTATGGACAGCCTTATGGGATTCTATACCAGCAAGATAGGTGGTGTCCTCACTACAGAAGCTACTAGAGAAGCTGCAGGAGTGACTAAGGGAGTAGACAGGAATAAGGTACATTCTAATAATAATATTTCCCATATATATAATAGACAGTACCCAAAATAATAAATCCCATATAATAGGAAGAATGTTTCTTTTCTCTTTACCTAAGATCAAAATTAGGGTCTTAGGGTTTCTGGTTTTCTTTAGGAGAGAGAAGGATATATAGCTTGGTTATAGATGATAAACCTATAGATACATAAAGATAAGGGGGGGGGGCTTTTCGACCCTTATAAGTATAAACCCTATGAAGATACTAATAGAATGCTTTAGGAATCCTAAAGTAATACATTGGATAAAGGTTATCATCATTATCTTGCTTTTGATTGTTTCCTTGGTTAATGGTGGTGATACTGATGTACTTATCAAGGTACTGCTTG